CCAGCACTTCGTTTTGAGAATCGATTTGATCATAAAGTTTCGACTCTCTTTCCTTACTAGTTTTCATTACGTAGAAAAGTAGCCAACAAAATAATACAGCAAATGGCCCCTGGGTAATTAAATATTGTGTTATATCCATTTCCATAAAATGTTCACCACCTTAGTACCATAGAAAAGGATATTTACTGATACATTAGATCAACAAATATCCTCCGAGATAATTGAGTATAATTAGATTTTTGAACCGAACTGTCCTGAGATGTATCCTCGTTTACCTTTATAGATAACTTCCCAGTAACCTTTGGAATTGTTTTTACCTTTAACTGAACCAGAAATTGAAATAGTGCTTCCAAGCTTGACTGTACCAAAATTTTTTGAACTATTTCGATCAGGTTTGTCCATTACGATTGCTGCGCTTGATACACCAACAATTTTAATTTTTCCTACCGATTTAATAGATGAGGAACTTGAAGAAGTTGATGTTGTTTTAGGGGAAGGTGAAGAGGTTTTCACTGATCCTGTAACATCGACATATTTGTCAGAGGCAGTGATGTAATACGTAGCGCCTTTAGAGTTCTTAACTTTGTATTGATACGCAGATCCGACTTTAACTTTCTCAACAACTGTAGGGAATCCAATGCCTTTATTTACTGTACCGACAACATCTTTATCTTCCCAAGATGGTTTTGAGTAGAAACGAAGGCTATCAACTTTTGATTTAAGGGAACCACTTGCTGCTGATGAAGAGGAAGGGGAGGAGGTTGTTGGTTTGGATGGAGAAGTTTTTGAAACAGTTTTGCCTGACATTTTTGCCTTTACTCGATTTTTAAAGTCTACAAATTTTTGGCTGTTAGATACCCATGGTGCAGGGCAATTCTTATGGGTGATGTCATAATGACGAACAATATCATCAATAGGATCTAAACCAAACTTATTACATAATTCAACGAACACATCCTCGGTTCTTTCAACTGTTTCCGAATGGAATGAACCGTCTTTTTCAAGGCACATCTCAACCCCAATAGATAAGAAGTTAGCATTTGGTTTCAGTGCAGCAACTCCTCGATAAGGATTTCCGGCACTATCTCTTTGCTGAATATCATTAGCATGGTAAGCTACTTCATTTAACGGAATGATACAAATTGCTTCAGTCTTATCTACGAAAATGTGAGCTGATGCATAAACTTGTGCATTGCTGAAGTATCTTCGATGATTATCTGCGCCGGCGCCCGGATTTGCTGTGTAATGAACAACTAGCTTCTTAACACCATTTAACTTTAAACCAGGTCGAGTATACTTGTTTACTGGAATATAATTATTTGTATAAGCTGACAAAAAACATCTCTCCTAATAATTAAATTTGAGCACAAAAAAGAGAGAAGGGGACTAAACCCAATCTCTCTTTTATCTGACGTATGCTCTTGTTATTTCTGTCTTTCAAGTATGTATTTTGAATAAAATCTATATTTTATCTAGAACGTAACCACCACCTTTATTGTTCCTTTAGTCTTAATCCAAGTTCAAGCTAGGAATATTACCAACGTTACCCGACACTCGTCTTCTGTCTATATCTGATGGAGTTCTAATAAAAGCTGTTCCTTCAACATCACTGTAAACTGAATTCCCAGTTACAATTAAATCGTTTGTCCCAGTGTCTTCTTGAATAAAGTAAAGGTGATAATCAGAGTGGCATTGCTTGAAAACATTATCAGAGAAAATAGCTTCTCTTACAGATCCCCAAATTGCGCGATCAATATTATTAGTGATAATGTTTCCTGAGCAAATTGCATTTTGAGAGTTTTTATACCGGACGAAGGTTTTTAAGGATTTTGCGAGGTTATTCTTAGTGAAGATATTTGCAGCATTACCCACCCAAAGGGCAGTACCGCTAAATGTGATCTCAGAGTCAATTAGTTTAATAATTTCTCCTTCAGCAACGTTAATGCATTCGTTGGCTATATTGGAAATATACATTCCTTCAATCGTTATAGACTTGCCGATCCCGTGAATACTCACTCCTCGGTCTGTAGCATTAACCAAGCTGCAGTCTTTCATTTTAAACGATTTTATATTTCCGCCTGCGATCAATCGGCAGCTACTCTTATTTACACTGCTATTGCCATCAATTTCAATGCCTTCTATAAAATTGTGATCTGTGATTCGCAGCAATTCATCAAGTGAGTGATTTGGATTTCGAAGGAGTTTAGTGTAGGATCTTCTTTCACCAACAATTGAGACATTTGGAGGGAGTTCAATTTTTTCACTAGCACTAGTTGTGTTCTGTTTACCGATTAAATATGTGCCTTTCGGAAAATGTAGTTTCCCTCCACCTTTTTCGGATAAATCACTAAGGGCTTTTTTAAACTTAGCTGTATTATCGATTAAACCATCTGGTGAGAAGCCTAAATCTAATACATTCCAAGTAGGCTTGGATTCGATAAACTCTACACGTCTGTTTAGACTTGTTGCCAAACCTCTTCCTTCTTGAACTTCAAAAAATCTGCTATCTGTATCATCATCAGGATATGAAATTGTTAAAGTATCAACCACTGCACGTTCAATACCATCACTAATGTTATTAATATATTTTCCTTCGACAGCAGTTTGAGAGCTTCCACCACCATCTAAAAGAAATGCATTAACACAGCCTTCAGATAAAAATAAAGATGGCATATCATAAGCCGTAATACCACTGGATCGAAGTGAACGGCCATCTACAGTAATGATAACTAGTGTACCATCAGATCTTTGCCCAATGGCTTGTCGAGGATGCTTAACATTTAAATCTGCCCATGTAGTCATTTGAGCCGTTCTTGGCTTAGAATCTTTAACTAGCCAAATGCCAAAAGCAAAAGAGTTTCGTGCGCCTTTAGAAATTAGGATGTCGGCATCAACTTCTCTGTTTCCGTAAACCTTCATAGTTCCATCATCAAAAAATACACAAGCCTCAGCGCCTGTGTATCCAGCAGCGTCATAATCTTTGTAGAGAACTCCGTCTTTAATTTGAAGCCCCATGACTTCACCATTTGATCGCCAACCACTAGCGTTTATTGCAACAACAGATCTTTTTCGTTTGGCCATACTTAAAACTGTTTCACGATTTGTTGTACCAAAATAAGAAGAAGTGGGATCAATGGATTTTTCAAAGTCATATGCAAACGTTTTTTGAACCATACTTTTTTTAGCTTCGGTTGTTTTAGGAGTAACCTTTGTAACATAGTACTCAATACCGAGAGTGGTATCCTGTTTAAAAGAGCTTGTTACTGTAAAGTACCTGTCATCAGTTAATACCTTGTTTAAAATTTCTGTTGTTTTCGTTTCTACTTCGTTAAACTTCTGAGTAATCTTAGGAGCGGTGTATTCTTCTCCTTCTGAAGCCAGTAGTTCAACAGGCATCGGAACATATTTATCTAAATTTTGATCATATCTATAAAACCCAGCCATAACTTTCCTCCAATAAAAAAGATCCCGGAGGGGATCTTAGTCAGTTTTGTACCATACTTGTCCTGAATCTGGTGCTGTATCTGAAACAACAACTCGTTTTTTCTCAGGTGAAAAAGAGGCATCCTTATACCAGATATAATTTGCATTAAATGGTTCTGTTGCGCTTAGGAGTATATTAAAACCTTCATATACTTCGGAAGTTCCAATATCTACCCACTCAAATCCATCCCATCGATAAACGATTTTTGTTTCTTTAACAGTCACCGTCCAACCAATCTGTGGGGTTGGGTAATAGGTGAAAATATCTGAATAGGTATAGACAGATGGTTTATAAATTTTTCTTGTGTTTTCTACAACTTCTTCATAATTTGATGTGGCCTGTCTACACCAGGCTGTCACTTCTTGGCATCGTTTTGTAACTCGTTCACATTCAGCTAAACGTTCATTCATTCGAATTATTGTATCTTCAGCTTCATCGATAAGTCCTTGAAGAGTTTCAATAACCATATTCCCTTGTCGCCTTATCCAAATTCGAGAGGCAGGGAAGAAGGAGGCACCTTCGCCACTATAATTAAAGGTAAGTGATTTTCCTTCATTTGAAACATTAAAAAAGACAACACCCATAAGGTAATCAACCTTAAAATAATTGTCTTCAAGCTCTCCATCTTCAATTTCTCGCCATTCCTTGTTACTTCCTATAACTTCGACACGAAACTCTCTGTTTGGAATCTCAGTCAGAAGTACTCTGCCGTTATAGACAGTTAATGTCTCATTATAAGTCAGATAGGGATCATCAACTGAACCTTTTCTTTTTTTACTTAAAATTGGATCGTTATACAATTCAGCAAAGTCGGTCAGATTAATCACCTCCGTTTAATTTTGCTGGTAAGCTTCCCATATATATTTGACATTTAATTTGTTTCCTCTAAAATTTTCATCTGAGCCAGTTAAAAAGATTTTATCGCCTAAAGCTCCGTAGCTTAAATCTCCGCCAATTAGAGAGAGACCAGATGCTGTACATTGATAGGCATAACCACCTGTAGGACTTTCAATAACCAGCATACTGTCTTCGGTTGAAATTGGAGTTACTTTGACTAAATCTGGAGTAAAGGAGAGGGGGATTTGTTTACTTGGAGTACCGTCTCCTATATAAATACCCTTCGAGAACTTAGGAGGTAGAGGGATATTTTCAGCTAATGCATAATCTGATGCTGCTCGTCCACCTAACAACTCTGCATTGCCGTCTATTGAACCACTAATAATTCCTAATTCATTGCGCACTGGTATTGAATTTGGCGAGGTGGTTGTAGAAGCTGTAAAACCATTTAAGGAGTCTGCTGAACCTGCAGATGAGACAATCCATTCTTCTCCGTTAAACAGTTCTTGTTTATTGTTCTGGGGATTGATCCAAATTGTCCCTGTCTCTGGATCTTCTGGCTTAGTTTCTGTGGAGATTGTATAGAGACCATTAACTTTTCCACTAAGGCTTCCTTTTACTTCGATAGAAGGAGAAGGGAGGTAGGGGTTTTCAGAAGGATGATTTGATTTAACTATATCCGAAAGAAGAATCTGATTTATATCTATATCTGCATCTACTCTTCGATAAGCTTGAACACCGATAGTGTAGTACATATTTGAAGGTAATCCGGTAAAAGTGGCTGTGCGTCTGTCAAATTTAACATTTTGTAAATTTTCACTGGCTTGCACAGAACCAAATGTGTATTCCTCATTGTCATCACTACCGTGTAAGTAAACCTCAAATCCATCAATGTTGTATTTGTCTTCATCGGAATCAACATAGTTCCACTGAATGGTTATATCAACTGAACCATTATCATTTACTTTATGGGTAATTGCAGTGCCATCAGAAGTAATGGTAGGGGGTGCAGGCTGCACTGAGATTCTGTCATTTCGGATATTGAAGTTTTCAGTTACTTTGTCCCATTCAATCTTTCTTTTATTTAATTCAGTACTTATTTTGTTTGTTCTGTAAACGGTCTTAACTATTTTCTCAAAATCAGATTGAACTCTTTTTCCATTTGTTATAGTGACACTAATATTTGGTTGTTCAAAATCAATTGTTATTGCTGAAAGTATGGCTTTAATATCGGTATTTAAATCATTCTGTTGAACTCGTACTATGTCTCCTAAACTGAACCTATCCCAGTTATGTTTTTCACTAATACAGTTAAAAAAGTTTACTATATCGAGTGTTACATTCACTGGCGGTGTATTACGGCTTTCGAGTTCTTCGTTGGCATCATCATAAAGTTCATTCTCATCATAGATGCTGTCATTTGACCACTCAGTTGTCGAAATGAAACGTGAGAGCAGTTTTTGCTGATTTTCACTAAAATTGTTCTCAAAAGAAAGCTTTTCTTTAAGCTTAGAAATAGAAGCAGATATTTGAGAAATTGTTGATTCAGTCGTAGCAATTTGGTTTTTCTTTTCTGCAACTGCTTTCTGTTTTACGACAAGTTCAGCTTTCAGTTTACTTGTGTCATCACCAGCTTTCTTCGCAACTTCAATTCGATCTAATAGCTTTTGGACTTCAAGATCGAGGGTGTAAAGCTCATTTTTCAATTCGGTTAAACTAGTCTCAGCTTCGTTCTTTTTGGTGAGAAGTTTATTGAACGCATTTCCTTCGTTATTAACAAGGTCATTGTAATCAAGAATTGCATGACAAAGTTCATCGGGCATATAAGCACTGTGGGAAATTACATTTCGTTGTTCGTCACGTTGAAAGGGGAAGAGGAAATAAGAAAAGTCATCAATGTAGGATTGTCCAGTTGGGTTCACTGAATTAATACCGATACCATCTTTTCCAGTAGCATATAGTCTTGTTATTAATTCATCTGCATCATCCGAATCGTCCATGCTAATCATATACTGTCGGGGGTTAAGTTTAAGGCCTTTGTATTTGGAAATGTCAGATTCTTTATAGAAGCTTACAGTTTCTTTTACTGTATCAAAGACTGGAATTGCATCAAACTTTTCGCAAATTGAATATAAGAAATCAAGCTTGTTAGTCGATGATACATCAAACTGTCTTCGTTTTATGTTAAAGAGAGTATCTATGTATCCAATCGTCCAGCTTGTATGTTTTAAGCAGTCTGTAACTACTTCCTGTAGGTTTTTAGACGTCTCCTCATATTTAAGAACGCTCATTCTGCTTAATTCATGTTGAAGTGACCTACATTCAACTTGTATTGTATCCATATCGCTACTGTGTGACTTAGTTCTTTTAGTAATAATAAACCAAACAGTAAGCCCGTAAAATTCAGTTTTAATTAAATACCAGGGTTTGAGTAAATCTACAACATGGTTTCTTTTAATTATGCCATCATAGGTTGCTTTAAGCGGAATAGAGAAGGAGAGTTCGTGAACGCTGCTTCCATGATTTAAAGTTACAGTTGGATTCAGAACTTCATCAATGTTGGCTATTTTAGTCTTGTCTGGCTTAGCAAGGGATAAGCGTATGTTTTTTATTTCTGTGTCCTTGCGAATAGTTATCAATTTTTCACCTTCTTATCGATACTTAAATCTGAAAGTGAATCTCAGTTTGCATTTTCCGGTCACTTTTAATCGGTTTTTTCCGTAATCCAATCTAATATAATTGTCATTAAAATCATCATATCTTTCATTCCCATATAAAGACGATTCAATAATTTCTTTGACGCCATTCACTTTAACCATTTCTCTGTCTTTTAGATTACTGAAAATAAAGGGGGCAGTATAATCACTTAGGTTCTCGATTTTCACATCGCCATCGCCAATTTTTAGAATTTCAACAGTAGGGTAAATCGCAACATCGCCTTTATTATGGAGTTCAATGATTTTCATTCCTGATGATATATCAAAGGAGTGGGTACTTGTGTTTCGACTGTATGCATAAGGGGAGTTGCATTTCATTGTCAAACGAACATATCCATGTCTAGCTGCATTATGGACTAAATCACTGGTGTCCACGGGCATTGCATAATATACAATATCTAAATTTTCGCTGAACGCTAAGGGCTTGTAATCATCGACATCTAGCCAACGCTTAATTGTCCTTATTTTTTTCTCATCATAATTTTCACCAACGTAAAAATTTAAAGGGAATTGTTTTGATTCTCTTTTGACACCTTCAGTGTATGGCTCTGATCTTCCTTTTACATAAGTTTCATTAACCGATCGTGAACCCAAAAAAGATTCCTCAACTAACCCTGATTCTGTATTAACGTTTTCAACACCGTAGTCGATTGACTTAACGTTATCAAACATGAAATATTGGCTCTGCCTAATCAATTTTTCACCCCCAATATAAATAGAGCCGGCAATCTTAGCCGACTCATGTGATGTTGAAATTTAGTCCGGTATTTTTAAGCCCATTTGCTAATTGTTTGTACACTAAGCTTGCAGTCTCTTTAGCATTACTAGCTTCTGTTACATTAATTGTGAATGAGTTCTGATTGTTTGATGTATTCCCTTGAGGTGTAGAAGGGGGAACAGTAGGGGTCGAGAAGTTCTTAAGAGTTGGAATTAAACCATTAGTTAGATTTGTTTGACTAGAAACTGCGGCATTCATAGCAGGTGTGACAAGAGCAATACTCTTACTTAAAACATCAGAAATTTTATCAGGTTGACCCCATTTAGAGGCAGTCTTTACCGAGTTATCAGTGGACGTTTGACGTACTTGTTTCACTGCTTCCAGCATGTTTTCAGTATCTGTCTTGTTTAAAATAAGTTCCTTGTCATGTAAGAATGCAAGCTTTCCTGCTCCAAGTCCCGTGCCTGTATATCCACCAGAAGCAAATGATGACACCTTTTTACCTGTTGTATTTCCAGTTGTAACGGTATTTAATGCACTGGCAGCGTCCTTAAGTTTATCAATCAAGTTATTGGAAATACTTTTCCCAATCGACTTCATATTCTCGTTTATGAACTTGGTGAATTCATTAAGCTGTTTAGCGATATCAGTGATTTTACCATCCATAAGCTTATCTTCAAGCTTTTTGAATGCTCGTTCATCATTTACCAGGTCATCGTACTTGTTGTTAATTGACTCTTCATCTTTATCAAGCTGATCCTGAAGGGCTTCTTTCCGTTTTGTGTTGCTACGATCTTTAATATACTCATCCAAAGCTTCCTGTTGTTCTTGAAGCTGTTTCTCTAGGTCTTTGACTTGCGACTTAGCCTCAGAGGAGTCGTCCATGGAAAGTTTATTGATCTTATCTTTTGTTTCCTGTATTGCTTGGTTTTTCTCCTTTAATTCCTTTTGATACTTAGCTTCTTCGTCTTCTTTGTCGATCTCATCAATCTTATCTTGTGTTGCTTTCTGATGAGCTTCTAACTCAATATCCCGCATTTTTTCGTACATCTCTTTGTAGATGGATACAACTTCATCAGCCAATGATTTATAGATATCCTTGATCGACTTCTTGGTGTTATAAAGCTCTAGGTTAAAATCTTTCTGTTTATCTTTCCAGTTTTCGATTTCTTCAGTGATCTGTTCCTGGATGTCAGGGAAACCTTTCGCAGCTTTCTTTTGCTCTTCAAGCTGTTTGATATATTTTTTGGCTTCCTTTTGTTGTTGCTGAATAAGCTTTATCTGTTTGCTATAGTACTTAACCTTGTCTTCATCTTCTTCGGTCATTGATATTTTATTATCAACATCTTTAATTTTCCCTTGGGTTTTAGAAGATGACTTTTCAATTGACTTGAGTGTCTCATCAACTTTAGATTGAACTAGTTGTTTCTGTAGCTCACGAACCTGATCTTGAACAGAAATTAAATCTAGCTTGGCTTGTTTAAGCTCTTCTTGAAGCTGGGCACGTTGAGCGGAATTCAATGCTTTATTTGTTTTTATTTCTTTTTGAATCCAATTAACTTTTTGTTGT